ATATTAAATATATAGAGAGGTTTTCATTTTTACCGTCATATCTGTCATTCTTGTCATTTTATACGTCATTTACACGTTACAGAAGGGAGGTTTTATGAGATAGCAATCAGCCAATTATTTGACAGAAAGACCACAACCAATTAACAATTAATGAAGGGAGTTTTTAGATGAAACTTAATGTAGGTAACACAGTAGAAGGCGGAGGTGGTATCCTCAATAATGTAGTAGCAGATATTAATAAAGCAAGATGGGTAGAATGGGATTACAACGGCAAGAGTACATTCGGTTCTGCTATATTTGCTGAGATTACTTATCTTGATGAAGACGGTACTGAGTATGTGCAGTATTACTCTCCTGGTAAGACAGTACAGGACGCATGCAAGATATCTGATAACGGTAAATCCCTTGATGGCCCTGAAGGAGTTGGCGTTAGAGCAAGTAGTAACTTCGGGCTTTGGGTCAATTCGTTAAAAGATAATGGAGTACCACCATCATTGTTAGCCGAGGATATGTCAGCAGTTGAAGGGTTAAAAGGTATATGGGTACAGTATGCCCCGAAACGTGAAGGCTTAGATAAGAAGAATGACAAAGGCTATGATAAGACTATTGTAATTCTATCTTCGTTAGTGTCTCTTCCTGGGGAAGCAAAAGGAAGTACATCATCTTCGAGCAACGATACTAATATTGACGATATGGCTATTGCTTATCTTACCATGTTACTTGGTGAGAAAGGCGAGATAAAGAAGTCTGGTATTGCGGCAGCTTTGATGTCAAACAAGGACTTCAAAGCGGAGTCCAACAGGAATGCTATTATGAAGCGTATACTAGATGAGAAGTTCTTGTCTTTAGAACTTGCATGGTCATACAAGAAAGGTGTAGTAAAAGCAGCATAGTATGATATATGTATAACAGATTGTAAGACCCCCACACAACGGGTAAGAAGGGAAGGGGCATGCTCCACCAATTGTGTGTTCCTTCCTTTCCCCGAATAGGTAGGGTAGCTGCAACAGAGAGCTTGTTAACATAGGAGGAATATAATAATGGATTCAATTATTAGAGATAGACTATCTAGTTTACTGGAAGTGTGCATGGAAGAAGATACAGAAATATATAAGGAGCTTAAAGATATAATGGATAAACTTACTGAACATGATAACAGTGTAAACTTAATGCCTTTTGGTGGTATGTCAGGTCATGCATACAGAATATTTAGTTCTTTCGACTTGGCTAGAGCCGATATACCACTTGAATTTATGCAGATACGGGCCTCTGGGAAGTATGCAAACAAGGCATTCTTCCTGGATACTGGTTTATTCAATTGGGAGTTAGTAGTGGACAGTGAAAATGTACTATGCTTAGTACCTACAAGAAAGGAGTATAAATAATGCCATCACTAACAGAGCTTAATAAGGAGTTCCCTTTTCAACCTGGGATATGGCGTTCTCCTGGTGTACATGTGAGCACTATTATCCATGCCTTGCTATCAGATTTATATGGTAGCAAGGAGCGCCCTATTGATGAGAACACTAGGGTAGCTATGGAAGCAGGCTTTATATGGGAGGAAACATTAAGTATGGCTTGGCGTTACCGTCTTGGTATGCGACCTGGTGAACTTGTTGTAGATGATATAGCTTTATCACCAGACGGTATTAAGTACGAGGGTAATAAGCTCATAGTTGAGGAGTACAAATTCACTGCTACATCAGCACGTAAGACCCCATTAGATGTGCAGCGTTGGCTCTTGCAGACTTCATCTTATTGTTATGGTGTAGGTACAGATACTGCAGACTTCCATGTCTTATACTACAATGGAGATTATACCCGACCATTCAAACATATTTATAAGACGTATCGTATAGTCTTCGGTTGGCAAGAGCTTAAAGATAATTGGAATATGATAGTCAATTACGCCAAGCAGCATAATATGTTCGAGCGTAATGACGAGGAGGCAGAATAGTGAAATACTTATTACCATTATGCCCTTACTGTAAAGAACCACTACTTGACCTTAGTGAAGTAACTACACAAGATGACAAGTTATTACAGTTAGGATTCATATCTATTGGTTGTTGCAATCCGTATTGTAAAGAGCAACCAAGCTATTATATTAGAGTATATAAGAATCCTCATAACGATAATAGTCAGAAAGAACAGTATAAATAATTATAAGGAGAAAATGTAATGGATAACCCTATTATAAGCCCACTTTTTGTATATCTGCTACAGATAATACCATTAGTTAGATATTATATACTTATACCAAGTGCTATATCAGGTGTAATCGCATTAATCTCTTTGTTGTATAATTGGTTTGAAGACTACTATGACGGAAGTAGCACATTTAGTATAGATAAAATAGTAAAGGCGTTCATAATATCTATGATGCTTGTATTACTTAGTATTACTATACCAACACGTGATACTATGATTCAAATGTATATAACTAAGCAGATTACACCTAATATGTTACATAAAGTACGTAATACCACAGTAGACGTCAAGGACGAACTAAAGAGAGATGTGCTTGATATTATCAACGCAATTAAATCTAATAGTAACAAAGGAGAATAATATGTCAGACTTGATGAGTAGGTTCAGTAAAGCAAGTGATATTGAGGTAAAGCAGAGACTAATAATGAGCTCGGTAGGACAAGAAGGTAAAGGTAAAACACACTTTGCTTTAACTGCACCAGGCCCTACGGCAGTACTTAACATAGACATGGGGCTTGAAGGAGTAGTAGATAAGTTCAGCGACAAGGTAATAATGTATCAGGACTACATCTTTAATAAAGATATAGGCGATACTGATGAGTATATTCGGGTATGGAACAATGCTAAGGATGACTTCTATGATGCATTACACACTGAAAAGCTACGTACAATAGTATGTGATACTTGGACTGAGATGTATGACCTTGTCAGGTTGGCTGAATTTGGTAAGCTCGAAAAGGTATTACCTTTTTATTACTCTAAGGTTAATAGCCAAATGAATGCTATGATACATGAAGCCTTGCAGTTTGATAAAAACGTAATATTAATAAGCAAGGTAAAAGCAGAATATATTAATGACAGGGCAACAGGAGGTTATGTACGTGCCGGCTATAAAGATACAGGCTTCCTTGTACAGATAGAAGTACGCCATACCAAGAATGAGGATAATGACTTCTCAATAGAAGTAGTAAAGTCAAGGAAAGACCCAGCCTTAGAAGGTGAAGTATTATCAGGTGAGTTATGCTCATTCCCCATGCTTGCATCTTTAGTCTTCCCTACTACATCTCCAGAGGATTGGGCATGATACTCATAGATAGCCGAGTAGGCTCAGTAGAATTTGCCAAGTTATTGCCTAAAGACATCTGCAAGGTAAGCTTCTTAGAATACGCAGACTTCAAGATAACTGGCAAAGGCTACGATGGTGTACCACACTTAGTAGGTATAGAACGTAAGACCTTATCTGACTTTGTACAATCTATTAATTCTGGCCGCCTTATTAATCATCAGTTGCCTGGTCTGCTTAATAACTACAACACAGTATACATAGTACTAGAAGGCATGTTCAAGTATGACCTTCGTACTGGTGACATGATGCATAGAGTAGGTAAGTCATGGCAGCCTTTACGCTATGGTAAAACAACATATAAGGTCAACCGTATAGTAGGTGTACTTAATACACTATCAGTAACCAGAAATGTTATAGTAATACGTACTACCGGAAAGACGGAGACAGCACGTTATCTTATTAGTTTGCATCACTGGTGGACTTCAAAGAATCTTGAAGAGCATACCAGTACGGATGTTAAGGATATACAGCCTATACAATTAACTAGGCAGCCAATGACTTACCGTATAGCTTTACAACTGCCTGGTGTAGGAGCTAAAAAGGCCAAGGAGATAGCAGATTACTTTAAGACTCCTTTAGCCTTAATAACTGCATCTGCCTATGAGTATATGCAGATACCAGGTATTGGTAAAGGAATAGCACATAGAATAGTGGAGGAGCTTAATAATGAGTAGCCCCAATTGTAGTAAGTGTACATTAAATAAATGTAAACGTATAAAGCCTAGAGGCAGCCTCAATGCTGACATTATGATAGTTGGCGAAGCACCAGGACGTTTAGAGGCTAACATGGGGATACCATTTGTAGGTGATTCAGGCAGAGACCAGGCTCAATTCCTTCTGAAGGTGGGCATAGATGAGTTAGACTGCTACCTTACTAACATAGTAATGTGCAGACCACCTGATAATAGAGACCCTACCGCAGAGGAGATAGCTTGTTGCCGTCCTAGATTATTAACAGAGATAGAGACGGTCAACCCTAAAGTCATAGTTGCAGTAGGCCGTCTTGCAGCATCAGAACTTCTAGGCCGTGAAGTCAAGATGGCAACAGACCATGGTATTCCATGGCTTAAAGACGGCAGAATAATACTTCCAGTCTACCATCCTGCTGCTAGTCTTCACGGTTCTACCCGCTTCTTGCAGCATACCCGTAATGATTATGCTGTAATTAAAGACATAATAGACGGCAGAATAGCCCCTAGAACGTCCATAGAGGGGGCAACATTCAACGAACTCGTTGCTAGCCGACCAATAGACGTTGACACATACAATATCTCTCACAGTAAAGAATTCATGGCTATTGACACAGAGACAGTAGATAATAAGCTATGGTCTATTCAGCTTACTACTGATGGTAAAGATGCCTTGTTCATTCCGGCTGATAATAAGCAAGTCTTAAAGACTACAGTAGACTACATTAATAACTTCGATGGCACTATAATATTTCATGCCGCCTTGGCAGACTTACCCTTACTTCAAGATGTTGGGGTCAAGGATATCAAGTTTACCGATACTATGGTAATGGCTTACCTGTTACAAACAGAGCCGCAGGGTCTTAAAGCCCTAGCTTATAGACTACTAAACATTAAGATGCAGTCTTATGTAGATACTATTACACCAGCTACATTCGATAAGGCACTAAACTATTTGAGTGAGGTAGCCAATAGGGAATGGCCTGATGCAGATAAGCTAATGGAGATTACTAAAAATGGAGAGATACGTTACAAGCAACCACAGAATATACAGAAGAAAGCAATACGTATTATACATGATGCCTTTAGTAGAGGTGCAGACCCTTATGATAGATGGTATAATATTAAGCAACAAGAACGTATAGAGGTAGAACGTGAGCTTGGTATTATGCGTATGGGCGAGCTTAATGATATACCATTTAATGATGCTATACATTATGCCTGTTTAGATGCTATAGTAACATTCCGTGTACATGATATACTTAAGGCTAAGATAAACGGGTTAAACCTTAATGAGGTATTACGTATCGACTTAGGTATTATTGAGATGGTATCTGATATGATTCACACAGGCTTCTTAATTAATGTTGATGTATTGAAAGTATTAGATGAAGAGTACCATGACGAAATGCATAGTAAGCTAGCAGAAATAAAGGAGTTAACAGGTATATCTATTAACCCAGATTCTAGTAATCAAGTACGTAAGCTTATGCAAGAACTGAAGTTATGGAGTAAAGGCAAGCGGTCAACAGAAAGTAAATACTTACTGGCAGAAGTTGACCGACATCCTGTAGTGGCCAAGATACTGGAATATAGGGAGATAGGTAAACTAGTATCTACCTATACTACACCCTTACAGTATAAGATAGACAGTAATAATAGACTGCATACTGAGCTTACTATTACACGTACTGCTACAGGCAGATTAGCAAGTAAGAATCCTAACTTGCAGAATATTCCGGTACGTACTACAAGAGGGCTAGCTATTAGAAGAGCATTTATAACTCCTGAAGGGTACTCGTTAATAGGAGCTGATTATTCTCAAATAGAAATGCGGGTTGCTGCTCATGTAGCTAATGACGAGAAGTTCATCAAACTGTTTATAAATGGCGAGGACATACACGCATATACAGCAAGCAAGATATTTGGTATTCCATTACAACATCTTGATGATAAGAAGCATCGTAAGCCTGCTAAAGCAGTAGGCTTCGGCGTACTATATGGTATAACAAGTAAGGGACTTGCAGCTAGGCTTAAAGATTGGTCTGAAGCAGAGTGTGAAAATCTTATAAAAGAATGGTTTGACTTGTATAAAGGTGTTGCATCTTATATGAAAGATGTTGTATATTATGCTAAGAGGCATGGGTATGTATCTGATATGTTTGGTAGGATACGCTATATACCTGAAATATATTCTAAGGATAACAAGATATATGAACAAGGAGTACGATACTGTAGGAATACACCAATACAATCAGGAGCAGGAGGAATACTTAAAATAGCTATGAGCGACTTAACGCCGATATATAAGTCAGTGGATTATATGAGACCAATAATGCAAATACATGATGAACTTATCTTTGAGGTACAAGACGAGCATATTGATGAAGCAAGTATGCTAATACAAAGTACTATGGAGAGTTGCTATAACTTGAAAGTACCTATAAAGGTAGATATAGCAGTAGCTAAGTCTTGGATAGATTTAGGGTAGTAAGGAGGAGTATTATGAATATTAACAATAGAGAACTAGTAAACCCATATAGAAGAGCTAGAAAGGTAGCAGCTCAACTATTAGGTTTTAAAACAAATAAGGCTTATAGAAAATGGTATAAGCGTAATAAACATAACAAGTCTAACTTACGTAGGGAGGTGATTAACAATGAAATTCAGTGATGTAAATCCGACATTGAAGCCTATAATAGAGAAGCAATGTAGTATGGTACATGCTAATCCCGACGACATTGACTTCTCGGAAAGCGCAAATTGGTTCTTGCAACATGAATGGGATAGTACTACTGAACGCATATTTAGGCATTGGCTTATACACTATCTTAAAGATAATAAGAAAGCAGTTAATGGGCTTACTGGTGGTGCATATAGAACTAGTATCAAGTTCCTTACTAGACTAGCAGATGATATTATATTTATGTGGGGTTGGAAACGTAAACAGGAGGACAATGAGATGATATGCTATAAGGATGTAACGTTCTGTAATTACTGGAGGGAATGTGCAGATGCTAGTATTTGTAATAGACCAGCACTTACTAAACAGGTTGAGAAAGAAGCAGAAAAGGCAGGCTTGCCTATAGCAAGTTTTGGGCCTGTCAAACCAGACTGCTTTGTAGCTAAGAAGGAGGAAAAGAAATGATACGTAAAGTCTTATTACTTATTATCTTACCGGTATTACTACTTGGTCAGGTAACTATACAATTTAAGTGGGATAAGTATATTGAGCGTACTGATACACCAAAGCACTACTCTGCCGACTCTGCCGTTACGGCTCTAAGAATCTACAGTATTAAGGATGGTAACTATACAAGAGTCGCAGATAACATAAGTAAATATGATACTACATATAGCTTACTCTACACTACTGCAGACTCTATAGTATACTTTGTAATGACGGCGGTAAATCCAAACGAGGAATCTGGTTATAGTAATGTAGCTAGTGTAGTACTTAAACATAAACCGGTGGTAGTAGTCTTCGGTACTCCCAGAGCCCCTATATTGCAGTACGCCAATAAGATTGACAATATACAGAATCAGTCAATATCAATAGTAATAGAAATAACAGACATATACGATACCTTCACGTGTACAATACTTAATAATACCATATTTGATGTAACAGATATAACACTGTCAGTAGTACAACGAATAGACTGGGTATCCGGTGTTGCTATTAACCCTGATGTTGGTGGAAATAACGACGGTAAGTCAAGTAAAACAATTAAGATACTTGACACTATTAGTCCACATGGTAAATTAATATTTACGGGGGATTTCGATGGTAGAGGTGAACCAATAGGTACAATAAGTTATAATGGTCATGTAGCTAACATCATTAAAAACAATAGGATATATAGCGCAACAATAACATTATAATATTATGGAGGTTACATAATGTTACTAAAAGAATATTTAGCTAAAATAGATAATCTAGTAAAAGAATACCCTGATGCATTAGAGTATGAAGTTATATATTCTGTAGACGATGATGGAAATGAGTATAATACAGTTAATTTTGACCCATCTGTCGGAGTATATGATGTTATTAAAAGGGATTTCTATACAGTAGAGTTGAACAAGAAGGGTGATTACATACAAGCAATATGTATTAATTGACTAAGTGGGGAAGGAGCTGCAATGAATTTTACAGATAGCTGGTTTGCTACAAAGAAGCCATCTTTTGAGTACCTCATAGAGTCTATTATACACGATGAAGGGTTTAGAGGTTACCCATACAGATGTACAGCTAACAAACTTACAATAGGTTACGGGCATAATATTGAGGACTTAGGAATAACTGAACTAGAGGCTAAGTATATATTGTATTATGATATATATACTGCTTACTTAATAGCTAAAGACACCATACCACATTGGGATGAGCTTGGTGATATCCGGCAAGCAGCCTTTATAAACATGGCGTTTAACCTCGGCATTAAAATAAAACAGTTTAAGAAGATGTTAAAATATTTAAAGCGTCGTGATTATAATAAAGCAGCAGATGAGATGCTAGATAGTAAATGGGCTGTACAAGTAGGTAACAGAGCTTCAAGGTTAGCTACTGAGGTACGTACTGGAGTAATGGCATCATAACATATTAATAGTAATGGAGGGCAAAATGAATAGAGCAGAGATGCAAGAGGTTAAAGATACTGACAGAGTTGAGTTTGAGAGATTGTACGAACGTTATTCCCACGCTGCCAGTAAGGAGAAGGAGTACAAAAAACTTAAAGAAGAGTACAAGAAACCTATTATAGAACTTATGAGCAAACTTGGTTATGACACGCTAGTAGTACCAGGACTATATACGGTAGACGAACAGTGCAGACAGCAGCTCGATAAGCAGACTCTAATTATGGAACTAGCTAAAAATGGAGTACCTGCTGAGGTAGTACACGATAGTATTACTAATGCTACTAAGAAAGGTAATCCTTACAAGGTAGTTAAACCAATTAAGACTAAACAGTAAGAGTATTTACATTTTATGTCCAAAATAACAAAAAATAGCAATGAACTTGAATTGGCAGGTCTCTGTGAGTTACCAAATAATATTACTTACAAGTATGGGTATAAGCCAGGTGAGTGGCCGACACAGTCAAAAGACCTTCATATTAAGATGTATCCTGCTAAATATGAACAACTTACAGACCCTGCCTTTATTGAAGTACAAGCCAGTAAACTATTTAACTGGATGAAAGACAACTTGCCACATGGTATATATGTAGCTTTATTGGCTAAGATGAATAATCATAGGGATAGATTAAGCAGTTCTAAAAGGTTATTCGACGGTGAACTTACCAAGTAATTTATCTATATCAAATATATCATTAACATCCATTAAAGTAGGTGGAGGAGCTATACCTAATTGTTTATATACAGCTAACAGTTCACGTCTTCTACGGTCTTCTGCCTTTCTACGCTCATCCGACTGTGGTATCTCTTCAGTGCCGAATAGTACATGCTGCCACTTTTCAACAGCGGTACGTCTAGCAGACTTACCAGGTTCTTTTGCTGACTTTGCCAACTTACTGTATAATAGTCTCATAGCTTTAACACCTCGTCTATCATTATTTGCTTCATAGGCATTAATTACATCAGCTACTAGAGGTAAATGATAAGCAGCCCTATCTACTAACGTAAAGAACGCTTTATCTATATCACCATCACGAGCATAATCATGTGCTCTCTTAAAGTCATCAAATATACTCATAGCTAAGTTAAGACCAGCACTGCCTGGTGAGTAACCAAATACAGTATTCAAGGTATCATAAGCACCATATTCGTCTTTCTTACCTAGTATCTTCTTTAATAGTTCCCTAGCAGCAAACATCCCGCCTAGTAACTTGGTTATACTAGTAAGCCCACTAAACGCCATTCTGAAATTCTTAGTATGCAGTCCAACTACAAAGGGCTTAACCCCATTATAATAAGTAGCTTCTACTAACCCTCTGGGCCAGTTATATAGTCCGGTAAGAGGTCTTGCTGCTCTATGCTGCTCAACGCCGGCACGTTCAGCAGCTCTATACCTAAAATGTGTATTAGCTACTTTAGCTGATGTTATATCAAATATAGCCTCATCGTATTTACCATCTCTAAGTAAGTCTTGTATGCTTAGTATTTCTTGCGGGTGTAATGTATTAAGTGAAGCCTTGCTAGCTAGCTTGTCAAAACTTATCTTACCTTCTTTATAAAGATTTACATTCCGTTCAGCTATATCGTGTACTACAGGGAACAGTATCATACGGTTTACTTCATCCGAGAATGGTATTACTTGCCCTAAAGTATCAAGCAGTCTAATCATTTTACGTTTATATTTTTTATCTACTACATCGTGTTCCATCATCATAAAGTGTCTGAAGATAGGCAACTTCTGTGATATTATTGATTTAAAGTTAGAAGAGAAGTGCCTTTTAGATAGGTCGCTTGTACCTGAAGTAGCTAGACGTAATACGCTCTTTGCTGTCTCAGCAGTATTAAGCTGCCCTAATGCCATAACATTCTGTGTTAAATTTCTAAATGTATACCATAATGGTCTGCTTATTGCAAATGGGTATGTACGCCAGAAGAACCTGTTTACCTTTTCTACTACCCTAGTAGCTACTGGGGCAGACTCGTCAAGCCCCATTGCATTCATTACGAATCTCTTGAATGTACGTATTTGGCTATTAGCATCTCTAGTCTTAGGCATGGCTATAAGGAACTTATCTGATAGATTAATCATATCCATTCCAGTATCAGCTATGAGAGCTGCCCGCTGTATATGATTATACAGGTCAGGTAAAAATGACTCCGCCTCTTTAGGTATGCCTTCACTAGTTCTCGTGTGTGCTTCTGACATCTTAGTACCTGGGCGTGCAGAAGGCGTAGTATGCTTTCCTAGTATACCAGGGTTAGTAGCATTGCCTACAAACTGTTCAAGAGCGTTATCAAGCTCAGTGCTGCTCATATAGTAGTGTTTCCTAGTACCCCAAGACTTGGTACTCAAATGTTCTTTAAGTCCTTTAATCCCTTGTGCTTCATATACTTTATCTGCATCTATAAGTTCATCTAACCCAGAAGTTAGCTGCACAACCTTGTAAGCCTTCTTATCTCTGGCGGCAAACTTCTTAGCATCTTCCAACGACAACTTATCCTTAATAAGTACTCCGTCTTTACCACGTTTAGCTACACCATATTCAGGTTTTAAGTCTGGTGGTAATATAGATTCAAAGTAGCCTTGTAGTTTACCATATCGTTTGAGGTCTTCTCTTGATGCTTTGTTCTTAGTAACTCTATGATATAGTTGCAAGTATTCATCTAAGGTAGTCCTTGGAATAGTACGCCACATCATCCATCTAGCTACCCTAATATTAGTAGCTGTCTCTCCTTGCAGTTCGTTATGTACTACATTAGCTACCTTTAAGGCGTACTCTGACATACCGGATGCTATCTTCTCTCTCTTAGTATCATCCTTTTCATATAACCAAGCCGTTACTTGCTTAATAGTTTCTGGGTCATCAGCTAGCTTGCTTGGGTTTATACCGTTATCGCTAAACATTTTATTAATACGTACACTGCTATCATAAGCGGTCTTACCTGTTTTGTATAGTAAGTTCTTAGCCCCTTTATATAAACCAACTACACCAGTCTTAGTCTCTAAATCTGCAAAGCCGTAGCGTATTGATACCCAAGGGTT